GCCAAGGTACCAGCTCCTTCCACCAGACTTATCTTCAATATCTTGAGAATAAGAAGTGTTTAAATTTAAAATAAGTTGTTCTAGTAATCGTACCATTTGGTCAAATTGACTTGGTTCATATTCAGGGGTTGCATTAGGTAAACGAGTAATGGTTATTTTAGCCATTATCTTCTTCCGTCCGGTCTAAGTTGTAGTTTCATAGATCCTAATCTCCAATTTGTATCCCCCACTGTATCGCTTGCAAAAGCTAGTTTTACTGATCGTCCTCTTCCTCTTATATCAAGTTTAGTCGTAGTGCTACTAACATTTCCTGTAGTGGTTTGACTTGATGTCGATTGAGGATAATCCTCTAATGTTAAAGTAACCGCTACGTCATTAGTTAAGGAAGTAAAATCAGGAACAAATTTGCTCACTGACATAAACTGATCCCCATCTGCAATTTCAATTGATCCTGTTGTTAAGGAAGCTGATAAAGCCGTTCCGTCTGCTTGGTTATTGCCCACCTCTTGATTATATACATAGGAAGCCCCTGCTGTGACACCGTAAGGAGTATCGGTTACTCCTGTGCTTGTAGTAGCATTAGCCACTAAAGAAGCATTATATTGGGTAGCTATAGGATTTTCAAAAGTGTAATTTCCAAGGTAACTTGTACGTCCTAATGTTGATGTATACCAAGTGCCCTCTAAATAATTATAAACAACAACCCTATCAATTTGTGTAGCACTACCTGAGGGATAATACCACATGATCTCATTAAATTCAGGATTAATACCGCAAGCAATATCATTTTTATTGGTGTAACTTAAATCATCATATACATAATCTTGAACAGAACACGGCATTTTTTTAACAACACCATCGTACATATAGAAGGCATCATCACCCATCCAAAAAGCCATACCATTTACATCAATACACGCATGTTGCGCTATCAATCCACAGTTAGCCCCTAGTTGTCGTTGACCAAATGTAAAAGGAGTTCCAACAAATTGAATACCGTGCAAGGATTGATCCGTCCATACCAAAATTTGACCCGTTGATGTTACTGCTCCTATGATACGAGAACCATCAGCAATACGCAATGATCCCGCTTCATTTGTTGCTTTGGGCGCCCACTGCGTTAAACTTTCTCGGTCGGAAAATCTAAAAAATAAATCATCTTGGGTAGCAGTATCTGTAACATCCGTGCATGTTCCAAATAAAAATAAATGTCTCGTATCAGACGAGACTAAAGAAAAACGAGAAGATACAGGTGCTGTTGCACCAAGGCTCACGGCCCTAGTTGATGCACCTCCAGAAGTATCCCATTGATAAGTACCTCCATTTAAAACAGTAGCAATAAGATCTTCTCCAAAATTATCTAATGACCATTGACGAGCACTAATAGTTACACTTGATGAAGCCCTAGGAGTGCCCCATGTACTTAATCCCCATGTTAAAACACCCCACCCATATCCATAGGTAGATGTAGAAGGACCATTATTAATTTGATAAGCTGCTGTTACCGATCCTCCACCACTAGCAGTTGATCCTGTAGCATTAGAAGAATACGTTATTTTATAAGAGCCGGCATTAACAATTTCAGTGATTTCAAATTCATTATTAAATTCTATACCATCTACAACATTGTTAGTAGAACTATCATCAAATGTAACAAAGTCGCCTAATACTGCTCCATGAGTAGCATCAGTCACCGTTACAATAGGACTACCACTTACTGTCGTAAAAGGATTTGTTAAACTCTCTGTGTCTCGAATAGGTGTAATATCATAAAGAGCACTTCCCTCTAATAGATATAATTTTCTATCGGTTCCTAAAGCAAGGTACCGGGTACCATTTAAACTAACCCAGGAATGCGTATCACGAACCACACCAATAACAGTTTCGTTGGGATTTGGAAGATATGTCCACCCTCTCCAACGTTCAGGTTTTCCATAATGAAATCTTACTAATTGAGAATCAATATAACGTCTATCATCTCCCGCTGCGTAAGGAGAATCTTGTTTATCTACACCTGGTTGAAATTTTAAATCGGTTAATTGCATAAGGCCTCATACTAAATTATTTCTTCTCTGGTGGCAAGAATTGAGTACCTACATTGCCTTTAAAGGAGTAAGTACCATAGTGCGTCAGCCCACTAACAATGTCAGCATACACGGTTCCGCCAATTTTCTGCCATAGTCTACAGAAAGCATAGTCCTCAGACAAGTATCTTTTTGTATCGGGATCTATCATGGTGTCAAAAAAAGTATAGTTCCACTTAGAATTGTCATGATAATCAAATGTTTTATCATGAGGATCATTTAAATGTTGATCCGATTTAAATTTTAATTCAGGGTAAGCTTTAGCCATTTTTTCAAATACTTGTCTTTTAATCAACATAAATCCCGTTGCACCATCTAATACTTCTATAAATCCTTTTTTAACTTCTACATGGTCAGGATTTTTCACATTAAGATTGTATTGCAAGGAAGAAGCAAGTAATTCATTTTCTTTAATATCAGGTTTTTCTTTTACTTTTCGTATAACTTTTGTCCAATCAATAGTTTTCCTTGGATACACACCTGTAACAACTTCTTGATCAAAATCTAACATGCGCATAACAGATTTTTCATTAAAACCTATATCAGCATCTATAAATAATAGATGTGTATATTGTTTATCATCCATAAATAATTGTACTAAAGTATTACGAGCTCTTGTTACTAATGATTCATTTCCAATTGTTCCAAATTGTAGCCCTACTTTATTTAGGGAGCATTCAGACATTAAACGTAAACAGCTTTCAAAATAATTAACGGTTAACATTCCTCCATAACACGGTGTACCTACAAAAATATTATTCATTAAAACCCCGCAGCTTTAGGTTGAGCTTTTTTATAAAAAATATTTAATGTATATCGAGGAGAGCTGTCTCCAAAAGATTGAAGATCTGTGTGAGCTATTTTAGCGCCATTAAAAAATATAGCTCTGTTTTCTAAAAACCCTATATGAGAAGAAAGTTTACCATCATCGGTAAAAAATCCAGTACCATTATTTAATAAAGGTTCTCCTTTAACAAATAATAAAAAATTACAATCAGTTTTATGATCTGTATGTACCATAGGTTTTGCACTATTATGTCTTAAATGCGCTGCAACTTCTGCTGGTTCTAAATCATAATAAGGAAAAAAAAATTCTTTTATACGATTTAATAAAGGATCTTTTTTCATTGTCTGTGTGTCGAAACGATGTCTATTTCCATACAATCCATCTTCGTTTACTCGTGGGGTATAATCTAATTGTAGAAAATTATCTTGAAGAGATTTTAAAGTTTTCTCATCTAAAAAATTATCTACATATTGTACAAATCTAGTATTTTTATTATACTGCATAATTAAACCTTTTATAATCTTCTTTATAATACTCTTTAACTAAATCTTTTACTGCAAGAGAAAGTAAAGGAAGAGGTTTATTATCATAATCTTCTTTAGGATAATCTCCTATTTTTCCCTCTAACTTAACATCCCCATATGAAGGAAGAGCTAGCCACTCTACAAATACTCTTTCAAATTTATCTTCTAGTTTCCACCATACTGTTTTTTTATCAACAAAATAATGTTGTGGAGTAAACCAATTCATTCCTTTTGTTTGTTCTTTTAAATATTCAATAGTCTTTTTAAATTCTTCTTTAGTTTTTATTTTACTAAAATCATAATCTGCAATGCGACACATAGAAAGAAATCTATCTAAAGGGTCCCGTACCACTGCAAATTTAAAAGCATCTTTTACTCCTGGAAGAAGATTGTAATCAGGATAACAAAGATGCCCTACAGGGTTATCCTTAATTAAATGATTCCAATCGTAATGCTCAATATTAAAATTGTTTTGTACAAACCATTCTGATAAAGCACGGCCTGCTGTTCTGGGTATGTGAATAAAAAAAAATTTTTTATTATTAGGGCTAGTTAATAAAGGCATATTTATGGTTGAGTAAAGTAGGTTTCATAAAGAAAAATTTATCTTTATTTTTTAATCTTGTTATAATTTCTATTAATATTCTGTAAGCACACAAAGAAAATTCATTGGTAGCATAAGAAGGAGATTCACAAATAAATAAATAATCAAATGAATCAAAAGCAATATCCTCAAATGTTTTAGTAATAGTTATCCAATCTTCGCATTTAACTCCAGCATTAGGATCTGATGTATAATTAGATAACCAATATGCATTATCAATAAAATCAGGTTTCATTAAATAATATCCAAGCCAATTGCTAGAAGCTAATCCTTTTTCGATAGGAAAGTCTGGATAAGTTAAATCATGATGGTGATCAATAGAAACCACATCTATAGTTTTTTTATTTTTTAATAAAGGTTCTAAAATATAATATATGTCTACATGTTTTTGAGATATTACAATGTGAGTATCTTCTATCTTGTCTATATATTGTAAAACAAATTTAATTAATTCTACTAAAGATCTAGAATCTTTAACAAAGTCACAATCAACTGACAAAATATTTTTATTTGTTTTGGTCACTGAAAAATCCTATTGAAGCAATGATACGAGGAGAACAAGCAATTGCTTTATGTCTAATTCCTCCTGGAATAAATAACAAGTCACCTTTTTCTACAATGTAATCTCTACTATTTAAATAATCTTTATAAAGGGTGCTTCCTTTTAAACCTAAAAGAAATATACATTCTTCATCTATGTGTGGAGGCCCTACACATGCAGCGAAAGAAAAAAATAAATCTACACCACTTCGAGGGTCATCATTAAAACTAAATATTTTTTTTAAAAAATCATAATAAGAAAACAAATCATAATCAGCATTGTGTAAGTGTTTAACCCCCCATACTTTTTCAAATGAATGGCCTCCACGGGAATAAATTTGTATATTATTTTCATCACCTATATATTCATCAGCTACAACGGAAAGATAATTAAAATCATATACTTTATTAAGAGTAGTAAATTTGCGAATAAAAGTTACTTTATTTTGATTTATATCTTTAATTTGTTTTTTACTGAGCAGCATAACTAACTGTTAAATATTCTATTTTAGTTACCCATCCTTTAGGTATAGCAGTAGCACCACCACCGTGGTTATCATCTTTATCCGTGCACCATGAACGCATAATAACAATTTTCTTATCTGTATTAGTAACCATCCATCCTACTTCTTGGCACATGGCTAACGGTGCATTAACAATATCTTTTGCAGGAAGCCACCCGGTTTCCATATCACGGGCGTCGAGCCACGTCACACGGACCATTGGAATTTTCTGTATATCAATCATTAATATAAAGCCCTTTCAGAATCATAAGCTACATTAAAATTCATAGCTAAGGTTATTCTTTCATTATCGGTTTGATTAGGTGTAACTGAATGAGAAACATTACCATTAAACATTATAACAGAACCATTCTTCACTTTTACTTCTTTTATAGAATTAATTTTAGTGCTATTTTCTTTTTTCTTTATTAATCTAAAATTAGTATTTTGATGAAATAAAAAAGATGCCTGAGTATTTTCTACATCAACAAAATAAACTAATGATAAATGACATATGTGATTATGTGGAATAGCGTAATGATCTTTGTTATACCAATTAATCCAACAATCTTGGATCTCTAATTTAGGAGCATCAAAATCTTCTTCCTTAATAAAATCATAAATAATATTAGAAATTGTATTTGATAAAATAGAAATAGAACCATATTGTTTATGTGTATCCCAAGTCGTTCTGTTTGCTTTAACATTACAATCTTCTTCAGGAATTGTTGAGTAATCATGTATAGCTTTATTTTTTTCTACTAACACAATATTTTTAATTTGTTTCCCCCAATGATTATGATCAGGCATAATGAAAGAATAAACTTCTTCAGTGAAGAGTGGAATTTTTTCAATTGCAATCATTTATTTTAATAATTGTTTTTCTTCTTCTTTTTTAATTAAATGAAGATTAAACGATACGGATCGTCTTTCTTCATTAAGAGTTCTAAAAGGATAGACACCATGTGCTAACCAATTGGGAAATAAAAATATGTCACCGACTGTAGGAGAGTGTTGAAACTTATGTCCACTAAATGTTGATGCTCTTCCATCAAACCAGGTTATGTCACCAACTGTAGGATAGTGATCTTCTTTTGCATACTCCTCAGGCAAACTTGGAGGTACTCGTAAATAAAAAACTCCTGATAATTGTCCCTCGTGTATATGAAAAGGATTAAAGTCTCCTGCATATTGACTCACGACCCACATAGATTCCATAACTAATTTACCTACAAATTCAGGTTTGATAGTTTCATTAGCAGGGGGAATAGAAATATAAGACTTAACCATCTCTCCTATAAATCCTATCATAGGAAGAAATTCATTTGTATCCATCCACTCCGAAGGGAAACGCACTTCTTGTTTAACATTACCAGCGAGAGAACCTGAATGATCAAACTCTTTTGAAAGTTTTTCATCATCTAACATTTCTGTTGCTTTCGTATCCATTAATTCAAGTAAATGTTTGGGAAGTTTTCCTTTAATTATTGTTGGACCAAAAGGCCTAATAGCTTGGAACTCAATAACTTCTTCTTTAGACTTTTTTATTTGTTTTTTTTGTGGCTTCATTAAATTTCCTTAAGTTTTCTTGTACAAATATCCATTCATCCTTCTTTAAAGGTCGCCCTGCAGTGGGATAAGAAGGAACATAAATTACTTCAGGTTGCTTGTCTTTCTTCTTCACCATAATATCCTTGTCATATAGCAATAATTTCCATATAAATAAAGTATTAAATTGGCACATGATCCAAGTTTCGCCTCCTTGCTACATTGATATAATGCACTATAAGGAGATAGATGAAAAAGCTTAAATTAGTTGAGGGCGG